GGGGCCCCGGGGGGGTAAAAAAGGCCGGCCCCCTGGTGACCCCTTTTTTGTCCCCCCTAGGGCTCTCGCGCGCGGATCCTTTAAATTAGAGAGGAGGCCGCCCAAAGGCCCCCACGGGGGAACACACGGGTGCAAGATCTTTAAGGTGACCCCTTAGAAATATTTTCAAAATTTTCAATCGGGTTCCTAAGGGATCTCCTTAAATACCACACATAGTCACAACGATCTCTAGCATCTTATCGACATCCCCTGTGGCCAACGAGATGATAAACAAAAAGATGATGATAATGATCTTAGATCTACGTATGAATGTTTCATTTCTTAATACTTTTAATATAGCCTTAAGCATCTTATATCCTAATTGAGAATGATTATCATTTACAAATAAAATAAACAAGAGGAAGTCCAAGAGACTCCTACAAGGGGCTATAAGGGACTATCTGTTGTATATCTTAATATTGAATATATTTATAATAATTAATAAAATAACTATATAAATATAAACTAAGAGTCAATGCTAGAGACTACTCTAAGGGGCTATAGGCTTATCCTATAGTAATCTTATAAGGGGCTATAGTAATCTTATTATATATCTATAGGAACCCCCCCTACCCCCCTAGAGCGGATTATATTATTGACCCTCTAAAAGCTATATAGTGCTGATTATAATAAATTAATAATCAATCCCTATGAATAGATCCATAGACTCCCTCTGAGTTATCATATAGGCTTTCGGTTACCTTTACTCCTCCTACATTATGGGTAACAAAGCCATAGAAGGATTCCATAGATCTCTCTAGCCATTCTTCGGTCAGTTCGTTGATACCTTTGTCAGCATCGATTCCCATGAAGTCAACAAGGTACTGCACTCCGATTGCCAAAGCATCCAAGCGGTCATCGTGAACAAGAGCCCCCCTGTCACCAGTGATTCTAGTAAGTTGATAGAAACAAGCATATTTATAATCTCCTTCAGGTGTTGTACTAAAGTCTTTCTTGATACATTCAGGCGTAATACACATCTTATGGTTAGCTATTACAGGCTCTAAAGTATCAATGATTCTAAGTTCCTTTTGTCCCTTAGATTTAACTTCAGTAACTCTTGCACCATTTGGGTAAACCTTAGTCAGAATAGGTTCAAAGAGTTTAGTCCACATACCATCACCAAAGTTAGCTTCTACGACTATCTCTTGAACCCCATAGGTCTTAGCAATGTTAGCCAGTTTAGTTAATACTGCATCTGAATATCCCCCTAATAAACCACCTACTTCATGTACAAAGACATATCCATTTAGGTAATATAAAACAACATAACCTGTTTCATCCTTGCCTCTACCTGAGGGGTCAATAGCCATCATCTTATAGGCATACTTTTCTACCTCAGAGGAAGCTGTGTGATAATAGAAATAAGAATCTCCCTTTAGACCCATTACAGGGCAATCATTCAAAGATACCCTCCTAGAGGGGTCAGGAAGCCACGTAAGCTTCATCGGAGCCTCATCTAAGGGGTACATACCTACCAGCAAATCTCTGAGCCTCAGAGGGTATCTATCAGCGTCTGAGAGGGTAGTATCGAGCATGAACTGAAGCATGAACCCTGCTTTACGATAAGACAGCTCACGCTTCTGTAGATCTTCTTCATTGAATCGTAGAGGATCTGTAGGTTTCCCTGCATAGTAACTTGGGTTTCTCTCAAAGGTATTAGCAATGAATGGAGCTAAACGATCACCATAGGATGCTCTATGAGATTCATCATAAGGATATCTAGCAGGATAGATGATACACCTATACCCACGTTCTTGTAATTCATTATACAAGGACATTTCATTTTGAGGTGTACCAAGATAAATAATTCTCTTATCTCTACCAGGCTTTAATACAGCATCAAACTCCTTAACAAGTTCAAACAACTGATCTCTTAGGATCTGAGTAAAGGAGTTGCTAGGAACTTCTACGTCATCAGCTACAATGATATCTGCACGGGAACCTGTAAGCTGACCTTTAATACCTACAGACTTAACTGAAGGTGAGTGGTCAGGTTTAGCAGGGCCTACATCGAACAGGTTCTGAGTATCTCTTTGACCATCTCTAGCTTTAAGGTGGGATAGAAAAGGCAACTCATTGATGATCTTCTTAATGAATGTAGCATTAGCATCAGCACGTTCCTTATTAGCTGACACAATCATAATCTTAAGCTGAGGGTCTCTCCATAGACACCATACAACATAAGCACAAGTAATAAAGGACTTAGCTACCCCTCGGAACCCTTCAATGATAAAACGATCACTAGGAGGATTCTGAAGGGTCTTAGCAATATCTACTTGGACAGGAGTAGGCTGAGGTAACCCAATAGATTGCCACACTAAGGCAACAAACAAAGGAAAATTATTATAATACTCTACAAGTGGGTTATTAGACTCTCTCATGAGTTCTCCTAGTTAGCCTGTAGGGGATCACCATAGTCACTCTCAAAGTGAGCCTTAGTGCTCTCTAGGAGCCTCTGAAGGGCATTCCCTTGGTCTTCCCCTGCCTTAGGTAAACAATCAATACCATTACGTTGTAGTTCTTTGATGATTGCATTATATAGCTGAGGTGTTCTTTTCTCAGGATCTTCAAGGTCATCCTTCATGTACTGAAGCATCAACTCTTGGATCTCTGCCATTACTTCTTCTAGTCTTTGACTTCTGTTCATTATTTACTCCACCAATGTTTTTTAATCAAGGTAGCTATGCCCACCAAAGTATAAATAATAGTACAAATATATACCCAGTCATGCAGAGAAACACCAAAAATAGTAACCCCTGAGACTGCTATAGGTGGGCTTATTTGTAAGATATCCCCTATAACATCTTCTATAGGGGTTTCTTTTGGTTCTTCAACAGGCTGATCTCCCATAGGTTTCCTTATCGGTTATCAAAAAGTTTCTTAAAGTCAGCCTTCTTAAAACCAGTGTTCTTTAGAAGCTTCCCATCTTCTCGATAAATAGGCTCATACTTACCTTCTTTAGTATAAAACTTGGAGCAATACTCATCCACTAGAGCCTGCATACCTTTATCAAGATCATAACCTTGCTTATTAGCTTTCTGAATACATACCCAAATAAGATCACAGAGTTCCTTAAACTGATCAGAGGTACCATCCTTTTCAGCCATAAACTCCTTAAATTCTTCTTCAATCCAAGAGGTATACATATCTGTTTTATTAGTCATATGTTCCTCTGTGATAAACAGGAGGTCATTAAGACCACATTGGGTATACAGAATCTTACCAACATCTTCCTTAATACTTGATTTATCCATAGTAATTACCTTATTTCTTTAAATAAATAATTCTTTGATTAGATGATCCTCTGTATTGTAGATTGGGATCTTTTAGATGTTCAATAAATGCTCCATCAATAAGTACATCAATGTATTTCATCAATGGAGAATCTTTAACCTGCTCATGCTTTCTTCCAGTCCATACCCAAATATCTTTATAAGGACACATTTTCTTTACTGTTTTAAACAACTCTAACAGTGCTTCTTCATGTTCAGGTTCAAAAGGATCTCCACCTAAAACTGATAAACCTTGTATATTAGGATCATTTAGGGATTCTATAATTGTTATTCCTTCAGGATTCAGTCTAAAAGGTTTACCATAGTTGAAGTCCCAAGATTCAGGATTAAAGCATCCCTTACAGTGCATACGACAACCAGATACAAAGAGGGAGACTCTAACTCCCTCCCCATTGGCTGTATCAAAATGGTTTAAGCCACAGTAGTTCATTACTTTCCTATTGTTATTACTTCTTAGGTTTAGTACCACCACGCTTCTTACAAGCCATAGTATTCTCTCCTTATTCTAGGTAATGTTGTTCTTTTTTCTTTCTTGCTTTTAATGATCCTGAAATAATATCTTCAAAGTCTGCATCATAAAAATAATTACAAGGAATTATTACAACCTTAAACATCAATGCGAACAATGCTAAAACAGCTAACATAATAATTAAGGTTATAATAAAAGGCAATCCTAAGATAACTTTTAGCATTCCCATTTTATCACCCATCCCATCCTTCCTGCATTACATACTTACCCTATCTTTAATTTCACTCATCTTACTCTCGTTCATTCTTGATTTACCATTAACATTAGAGTATCCAAGGTATCCACAGACACGAGAGATAACTGTAAGATTAGAAGACCCACAATGAGGGCACTTCCACATCACATTGGTGCTATGCTTACCGCAATCATTACAATATGCAGAATCAAAGTTAACACCCTGATAGAACCCTTTGTCCATTCCTCTCTTAATGATAGCCATATTAGCCTGAAGGTTCTCTGGGTTATCTAATCTGACATACTGAATGTGACCACCATTAACCATGTGGAAAAGATCTTCTTCTAAATCTTGTTTTTCAAAAGGCGTAATATCTTCATTAACATGACAATGGAATGAATTACTAAAGTAACTACCAAACTGAGTATCACCCGTATACTTAGCATACTGAGATGCTTGAGTACCACAAAGAGACTCCGCAGGGGTTCCATAGAGTGCATAGAGATATCCGTCTTCTTTCTTAAAGTGATTTACCTTATCCTGAATGAAGTTTACAACTTTCTTAGCAAAGGAATTATCTTGAACAAGTGTTTTACCATACCAAAGGATAGAAGCTTCATTCAAAGCTGTAATCCCAAAGGAAGCAGTCATGTATTTAACAAGATCACCAACACATTCATTATCTTTTAGGTATCCCTTGTATAGACCACCCTGCATGAAAGCCATAGGATTAGTTGAGGCTTTAACATTACGGATAGCATCATAACGCTTCTTTAGGAATCCACGAATAACTTCAAGACGATCACCCAGTTCATCCCAAAAGTGCTCTTTCCAAGATTCACCCCAAGCTTCCTTAGTGACAGCCATAATCAATGGGATGTTCAAAGATACAGCCCCAATATTACAACGACCAATGGTTACATATTCGTTTGTCTCAGGATCTTTCCAAGGACTGAGATATGCACGACAACCCATAGGAGAAGTAATAGCTTTACCTTTAGATTCCTTATATACCTGAGCTACAACATTATGTTCAATGTTACCAGTCAAAGACAGGAAGTCAGGATACATGCACTTAGAAGAACATTCTACAGCTTTCTTAAAGAGTTCACTTTGATCGTAATCCTTATCAATATTATTTTCATCATAAAGGAAAACAAGCTTAGGGAATACTACTTGTTTACCTCCATGTCCCTTCATTCTAGTATTAAGGATCACTTCACCAATGAGACTCATGATTTGACTTTCTGTAGGTGTCACGCTTGTATCCCATGTACCAAAAGTAATGGTAGTAAAAGCAAAGTCACCACGAGAGCAAGGGACTGTGTTAAGCTTTAGTTCAAGAGATTGGAATCCCTGTTCTAGCTCACGTTCAAGAACCTCAAAGGCATAGCTATAGGCTTTTCCAGAATCAAAACCAAATCTGCTAACAGCCTCCTTGAAAGCTCTATTGAATGTTGCAATACAGTAAGGAAGAAGAACCTTATCAATTTCAGCAATAGTGAATCCACCAAACTGCTGTGCTGTAGCTACTAGAGTAATATCACCGATAACCTGTAGAGCACTCAAGACAGACGTAGGTTCTGTGTATTTGACATTGGACATCTCAAAGCCACCTTTAAGAACTGTGGCCATGTCAAACAGACAACAATTGAAGCTATTTAGGAGCATATCACGTAGGTCATGAATATAAATATCCCCACGCTTAGTTAATTCTTTTTCTTCCTTTGATAGATAGAATTGGGTATATAGACTCTTAGTTAGGTAACCTTTAATTAAGGAACCCTTAGTTGAAACTAGGGAACTATCAAAGTTAGCATTTTCGTTATCTCCAAGTAACAGTACATCATCTGCTAGTTCCTTAATCTTTTCAAATTCTTTGGCGTATGTGTCTTTGTAGTCGCGGAACTCTTTATAAGATTTGCCTGCTTCTTTATCAACAGAAGTTAAAGCATAAATAACAAGGGTGTGAATGTCAGAAGTAGAAATAACACTCATATCAGGAGGAATAAGCTCATAAACAGCAGTTAGGAGATCCTCTTTTTGTTTTGGTGTTAATTTCTTGTTTACTCTATTAGACGCTTTTACTGAAGCTTCTATAATTTTTTCATCATTCCACTTTTCTACTGTCCCGTCTTTCTTTCTTACATTTAGAGTCATAATATCCTTATTTAAAAATAAATAGGGGAGCCTAAGCCCCCCGTGTTGTTATCCTCGCAAAGACGGAGGAACCTGTAATCTTTCTTGCTCTGATAAGTAAGAATTATAACAATGATTTGCATCAAAGAAGAACAAAATGTCAATGAGCACCTTGACCCACTTATGTTCTCCCTTGATATAGTGGCGGTATGCTCGACAAGATAAACTCTCATCAGCAAACCCACCCCCCAATGTATTCACAACTTGATTTAAACAAATTAAAACCTGTTTTAAATCCCCAGGGAATTTCTTTACTTATCCAAATGTTGTTAAATGCCCATAAGGTTGCAAA